GACGGCTTGGTCGAGCGTGAGGAGCGTGTTTTTCTCCGCGCGCGTGGCGATGATGCCCGCTTTTCCGTCGATACGCTGCCGCCGGAGCTTGACCTTGATTTTCACGAGGCGGGGACGAGGCGGGTGCGGCGTTCAAAGATGTTGCCGAGGTAGCGGGCGAGGTCGCTTTCCACGACAAGCTCGGCACGCTCGGCGACCTGCTCGGCGTAGCTTGCGGCCGTGGGGAGCGTGGTGGTATCGAGCACCGCAGCGGCTTGGCCCGCGGTGGCGCCGCTGGCATACACGGGCGCAAAGGCCGCGAGGGGCGGCAGGGCGGCGCCGACGGCCGCGGCGGTGCTGAGCACGTAATCGTGCTGCAGGCGGCTGGGCACGACGAGGGCCTGCGCCTCGCCGCGGCCGGGAGTGAAGATCGAAACCGTGCCGGTGAGAAAAACGCCGAACGCGCCGCTGCCGGGCAGGGTGCGCGCGACCGTGACCTGCGAGGTGTTGGTGGTGGCAACGGCCGGCGCGGAGAAGGTCTGCGTGTAGGGCAGCCCATCGCGGGTGTAGCTGACGTTGACCAGCACGACATCGCCCGCGACAGCGGACCCGGAGGAGCCGAGGCCGAAGATCGTGTTGGCCCCGCTGGCGAGGATACTGCTGATGGCGATACCGCTGCCGGTGGCACCGGCCGAGTAACCGGGAAACTGATACGCGAAGCTGCCGGCATCGAACCACTGGCCGGGGACGGTGGCGAAGGTGCGCGTGTAGCGCACGCAATCGGCGGAGGCATCGGCGAGGGGGCTTTGCTCGACCAGGTAGGCGGTGGGGAGCGTGAGATCGCAGGTGCCATCGGCCGAGATCGGCACAGCGGTGCCGGCGTAGGCGTTGGCGGCGGAGGCTGCGAGTTTGAGCGTGGTGGCCGAGAGGCGGATCGCGTAATACGTGCCGGCCGTGATGCCGGTGAGCGTGACCACATTTGAGATCGTGACCGGGCAGCCGGTGAAGAGGGCGGCGGCGCTCGCGAGGGTGAGGGTATCGTCGTCGGCTTCGCCGGTGCAGGCGATCACAGTGCCGGCGAAATCGGCGTCGAGGGTATCGAGCGGGGCGGCGGTGTAGGTGGCGAGCGCGCCCTCGTAGGTGCGGGTGACGGTGAAGTGAGTATCTTCGCCGCCGCCGTAGAGCGGAAAAGCGAGCTGGCGGAGGGCGATCTCGCGGTGCACGAGCCACGCGGCGGGGATGTAGGGGAGGAGGCTCATGAGGCGTCGATTTCGAGGGTGATCGTCTTGAGCTCTTTCGCGGCGGCGCTGAGTTCCTTGCCGGCGGCGGCGAGTTCTTTTTCGGCGCCGGCGAAGGGGTTTTGCTCAGCGCTGGTGAGTTGATCGAGGCCGCCGCGGGCATCGAGGGCGCGGCGCTGGAAAAACTCGGCGCCGGCCTGCACGGTGCGGCGGGCTTTGAAATCGAAGAGTTCTTCGGTGCCGCCGCTGCGCGCGAGGCGGCGGGCGGTGGCTTCATCGCGGAGGATACCGCGGGCGGCGACGCCGGAGGCGGTGGTATCGCGGCGCCCCGAGGCGGTGCGGGCCAGCTCTTGCGGCGTGCTGCGGAGAGCATCGCGTTGGGCGGTGGCGAGGGCGGCGCCGGCTTGCTGCACGCGGGCGGCGGCGGCGGCCACCTTCTCTTTTGCGGCGGCTTCTTTTTCGACAAGCGCGGTGACTTCGGCCTGCCGTTTTTCTTCTTCGGCGAGGGCGCGATCCCATGCGGCTTGGGCTTCGGTTTGGATTTCGGCGCGGAGGCGAGCCTGCTCCGTGATGGCTTCCTCGGCGACGAGGCTGTAGCGGGCGCGAGCGAGGGCGGAGTTGCGGAGGTTGCCGGATTCGCGATCGGCGGCGAGTTGGCGCTCTTTGGCGCGCTCGAGCTGGGCTTCGAGGGGGAGGGCCGAGAGTTCGCGCTCGCGGCGGCTGGCGGCGACTTCGCGCTGCACGGCGAGGATTTCTTCCAGCGCGCGCTTCTGCTCGGCGAGCACGCGGGGGCGCAGCTCGGCTTGGCTGGCGCGGTTTTCGGCAAGATCGGCGACGAGGCCGAGCCGGCGGGAGGGATCGGCGGAGGGATCTTGCTCGGCAAACTGGAGCTGGCGGGCGAGCACGCGCTCGCGGCCTGCCAGGGCGGCGAGACGCTGGGGATCGGTGCGGCCGACATCGGCGGCGCGCTGCACGGCGGTGCGGATGCGCTCGTGCGAAGCGGCCACCTCTTCGGCGAGGAGGCGGGCGCGCTCCATGCGGGCATTGATGGCGCTCCACGCTTTATCGACGACCTGCAGGGCGGTGCCGATGCCCGCGCCGACGAGCAGGCCTTTGAAGATCGCGCCGACGCCGAAGGTGCGGCCGATCACGCCGCCGAGGGTGCCGAGCAAGCTGCCACGGGAAGCGGGCTCGGCCGCGGTGGGGGCGGCACTGCGGGGGCCGAGCGGGAGCACCGCGGCCCCACCCAGGCCGGCCGTTTCGCGGGCTTGGCGGCGGGAGAGGGAAACGGCTTCGAGTTGGGCGATGCGGCTGAGGCGGCCGATCTCGGCGCTTTGGGCACGCTCGGCGGCGGCGGCGGCGGCGGCTTCGAGCCGCACTTGATTGGCCGCCGCGGCGGCCTGCAGGCGGTCGATCTGCAGGCGCTTTTCCTCGATACCGAGCTGGAGCGAAAGTTTTTGCACGGTCGTGCCTTCGATGGCGGCGACCTGCGCCGCGGCGGCGGCGATCTCGGTTTCAAGAATGGCAATGCGTTGGGCGCCGGTGGCGCGCTCGAGTGTGGAGGCACGGCGCACGGCATCGAGTTTCTCCTGCGCGGCGAGAATTTGCGCAATGGAGCCGGCGCTCTCCTGGGCGCTTTTGCCGGAGAAGAGGCCCACGCCTTTGTTGCGGAGCCGGGCGGCAAAGCTGTTGGCCTGCGCTTCGGCTTTGGTAATACCGGCGGTGAAGCCCTGCGTATCGAGGCCGAGGCGGGCGGAGATAGTGCTCATGAAAGGGCGGCGATTTCGGCGAAGGCGGCGGCTTCGAGCCGATCTGCCTCATCGCCGGCGGGCAGGGGCGTTTTGCCGGCGGCGAGGGTGGCGGAGAGGCGGAGGAGTTGGCGGATCTGGAAAATCTGCGCCAAGGGGAGAGCGAGCACGGTGGCGGGGGGCCAGCCGTAGGCTTCGGCGAGTTCGTGGATCCAGCAGGCCGCGAAGCTGGCGGCGACCGTGGGCGGCACGACATCCGCGCCGCCGACTTTTTTTACGGGCAGGGGGCGATCGGCGAAGGTCTCGCGCAAAAACTCTTCGACGGCGGCATGCAGCGCGAGGCCATCGAGGGCGAGCAGGGCCGGGCGGCGGAGAAACGCTTCGCGCGCTGCCGGAGACGGTGAGTAATCGGGCGAGAGGCGCCAGAGCACAACGACGGCGTGCGCGGCCCAAAAGGCGGCCGCGTCGACGGGATCGGCCGGCGGGGGCACGGCGCAGACATAGGCATTGCCGGCGAGGCGAAGCGCGAGGAAATCGGAGAGCGAGAGTGGGCGAATCGGAAAACCGCAGAGGTGCTGCGGATACTCCGGCAGCCAGGCGAGATCGCGGCGCTCTTCGGCGGCGGCGCGGGCGGCGGCGATCTGCGGGAGGTAGCGGGCTTCGATTTCGGGGATGGTGGGCACGGGCGGAAGGCTTTAGGCTTTAGGCTGTAGGCGGGGAAAGGGACTGAAGGGACTTTGAGGGACTGAAGGGCGGAGGGTCTGAGCCTAGAGCCTAGAGCTTAGCGCCTAGGGCTGATCTTAAACAAAAGCGCCCCGGCGGCGGAGCCGGCGGGGCGGGGTGGGGCAGCGGTGAGACTGCTCAATCGGTTTGGTTGGCGGTGCTGCGGTAGGCGATTTCGCACATCCAGAGTTCGCCGGCCTGGTATTTGGGCGACACCGCCGTGACCACGTGCGTGACCGTGGAATCATCGGGATCCGTGAACTCCATGCCGCAGCGCGGGGCGGGCGTGGCGCTGGTCGCGAGCTGGAGCTGCAGGCCGCTCTGGCGGATCGGCTCCGGGCGCAGCGTGAACTCGGCGGCATCGCCGGCTTCATCGGTGCGGGAGACTTCGCGCGCGGTGCGCTCGGGCGCCCAATTCATCGCGCGGTAGCTGGTGCCGGCATAGGCCGCGGTGCCGTTGGTGCCATCGGCCTCGATGTTGATCGCGGTGCCGGCCACGGCATCGGCGAGGGTGGCGGCGACTTTCACGTTGGTCGCGCTGTTGGCGATGGCGTAGTAGGTCGTGCCGTTGGTGAGGCCGGTGAAGCCCGAGGAGAAGGTGGGAACTAGTTTGTCGCCGGTGGCGAGGTTGTGGTTGCTCGTGAAGAGCAGGAGATCGGTGGCGGCGTTGCCGTTGATCGCGGCTCCGTTGGGGAGACCCGTGGCGCCGGCGACGGCAATCGTGAGGAGCTTGCCGCCGATGCCGAGGGAGTTCGGGTTGTAGGGCAGGAGGGACATGGTGGGAGGCTGGAAGCTGTAGGCGGAAGGCTTTAGGCTGGAGGCTGGAGGTGGGAGCGCGGTGGCGCGGCTACTGGGGGCGGGGGTGTCAACTGAAGCCCGCCCGAGGCGGGCGAGGGACGGAAGGGACCTGAAGCCCGCCAGAGGCGGGCAAGGGACGGGCAGGGACCTAAGCCCGCCGGAGGCGGGCAAGCTCGCGGACTTAGGCCAAGCTCGCGGGGAATGCGCTGGCGGGGAGCATGAGGCGGATTGCGATCACGAGTTCGGTGCGGTCGGCGTCTTCGTCTTCGATGGGTTCGCTGCGGGGGAAACTTTCGAGGCGCAACTCCGTGGGCACGAAGTAGGGCGCGATGGCGGGGGTGATGCTGGCCTTCGTCTCACAGAGGAGAAACGCCACGCGGCCGCAGCGTTTGCCGTGCTCGGCGCGGGCGACGGCCGTGCCGCGGGGCGTCTGCACCGCGACGTAGATCTGGCCGGAGAAATCGTTGTAGAACTGCACGCCGGGCGCATCGCCGAAAATTGTCTGGCCGCTGGCCTGGGTGAAGGCACCGGCGGTGACTTCGATGCGGTCGACGGGCATCTCGAGTGCTTCGCGCGGCCCGAAGATGAAGGCATCGGGATCGGCCGAGGTATCGCTGCCGATGAGCGTGGTTTTATCGGCCACGAGCACGGCCTTGACCGCGGCGGAGACGAGGCTCGGGAGATCGAAGAGGGCGGCGTAGGAGGGAGCGGGCATGGGTTGGCGGTAGGCTGGAGGCGGAAGGCTTTAGGCGTCGGAAGCGGAGCCGGGAGTGAAAAATGAAAAGTGAAAAGTGGGTGGTGAAAAATGGGGCTGAGCCTATAGCCTACAGCTTATAGCCTATAGCCAACCTACGCCGTGATGCGGAGGTTGGGATATGCTCGCGCGACTCGGGCTAGGGTGGTGAAGGTGCCTTTGGCGACGTTTTGCTCGAAATAGCGGGTGCGGCCGACGAGGACGCCGGCCAAGACGCGATCCATGCCGATCTGGGTGCCGGCGGGGAAGGTGCACACCAGCTCGATAAAAAAATCTCGGGCGCTGCGCTCGGCTTCGCGGCCGTGGCCGTTGCGATAGGTGCGGCCGGTGACGGCCATCGCGCGGCGGGCTTTGCCGATGGCCGCAGGGCTGAGCGCGCCGCCGCCGCGCACGGTTTCGAGGCTGATGCCGAGATCATCGGCGATCTGCACGACCGACTGGCGCGCGAGGCCGATGGAGGCGCGGCCTTTGGGGAGCTTGCGGCGGGATTGATCGGCGACCGAGGAAACGACGGCGGTGATCGCGGCCCAATCGATGGCCTTCCAGCGGTAGTTCTCCGGGCTGAAGCTCTGGCCGGTGGGGGAGATCGTGCCGGCGAGGCGGTAGCGGTCGGCCTTGGGGTTATCGGCATCGCGGCGCGTGCGCACCCACACGCGGCCGAAGGCGCCGCGGATGCCGCTGTTGACGGTGATGGCGGTAGCGGCGCGGCCGGTGCGATCGTTGCCGCTGAGCTGCAGCGTTTGCAGGATGTGGCTCCAGGTGCGGCGGTCGGCGGTGGGCTTGGTGGCAACTTTGGTGCGGCCGGCCCATGTCTTGAGCACGACGCCGGCCTCGGCGCGGAGGATTTGTTTGCTGCCGACGGGCACGGCGCGCGCGAGGGCGCGGAGGCCGGCGGTGAAGCGGGCAAGCTCGGCGGCGGGCAGCGTAAGCGTGGCCTGCATGGGGAGGCCCTCAGACAACGCGGCAGACGAGCCGGTAATGCTGCGGCATGGGCGTCACGCCGACAAGCGACCACGTGCGGCCGGCGGCGGTGAGGGCCGGGCGCGTGCCGGCGGAGGGCGCGCTGGAAAACTGGGCGCGCGTGGCGAGTATGAAGAGGTAGCGCACGCGACGGGTGCCGGTGGGGTCGAGGGGATCGCTGGCCTCTTGCTCGTTGAAAACGCCGGTGTAGGTGGTGCCGGCGAGTGTGAAGGTGCCGGTGCCGGCGGCATCGCAGGCCGCGGCGAGGGCGGTCTGGGCGGTGGTGGCGGCGGCGGTGATCTGGGCGGCGTAGGACATGGCGGAAAATTGAACGGCCCCGGCCCGCGCTGAGCGCTGGTGCCGGGGCCGTTGTTATGGGCGGGCTTCTGACTGGCGGGCTGGCTGGCTTGGCGTGCAACCTTGGGTGCGGTGTCAAGGGAAGCCCGCCGGAGGCGGGTAAAGGACCGAAGGGACGGAAGGGACGGAAAGGGACCGAAGTGCCGGAGCCTACAGCCTACCGCCTACCGCAGTGCCAAGTGGGCTAGGTCGATGGTGGAGATTTCGGCGGGGCGGAGTTCGCCGCTCGGGCGGAGGGTGCCGAACTCGGCGGCGAGGCGGCTGGCGGGCGCACAGCCGGCCGCGAGGAGCGAGGCCTTGATGAGCGACTCGGGGTGCAGGGGGCAGCCGGCGGCCTGCAGCGTGGGGATCGCAGCGTAGGTGCCGAAGTAGGCTTCGGCGGCCTTTTCGCCGAGCCAGGCGAAGCGGTCGTTGACGCCGCCGAACTTGCCCCACCACGGGAGCAGCGCGGCGGTGGGATCGAAGGTGCCGGCGAGCGGCCGGGCGCACGAGTGAAACCAGAGATCGGGGCGGCAGCGGATGATGAGATCATGCGAGCCGGGCGCGAAGTGCTCGCGGTAGGTGCGCCAGGCGTGGCCGAGCTGCCAGAGCTGGCGGAGCACGGCCTGCGGGTGCACGCTGATCGGGTAAGGCTCGTGAGTGTAGCACTGGCCGGGCGTGCGGGTATCGGGCAACGCCACGCCGGCCGCGCGCATCTCGGCCACGCAATCGGGCTGCTCGGGCACCGCGGCGTAGTGCACGCGGTCGAAACCGTAGCGCGGCACGAGATGCTGCGCGGAGGAGGCATCGGCATCGGCGACCGTGGAGACGATGAAATCGGCGCCGGGGAAGTGCCGGAACACATGCCAGTGCAGCGTGGGCAGGCAGCGCGCGAAGGTGCGCATGTGGCCGGAGAGAAGGATGGCGGTTTTCATGTGATGAAAAGCGAGGGACTGAAGGGACGGAAGGGACCGAAGGGACGAAAGCGGGGAAAATCAGGTGCGCTCGAGCACGAGGAGGCCGTTGCAGTTGCGCATGTGGCAGAACTCGCGCCACTCGGGGTGAGCGATGCGAAACGCTTCGATGGCGGGCATGATGCCGGGCTGGCCGCACTCGCCGTGCTCGCCGAAGAGCACGGTGTCATGGAAAACCAAATACCGCCGGACGCGATGGGCGTGCCGCAGCTCGGCCTCGACTTGCGCGGCGGTGTGGAGCGTATCTATGAAGAGCAGATCGGTGGGCGCGATGTCGGGGAGTTTGCCGGTATCGGCTTGGGTGAAATGCCACTTCAGCCAACGCTCCGGCACCGGCAGGGGCCCACATTGTGGCGGGTTGAGATCGTAGCTGAGCAGCTGCGAAGGCGGGGCATACGGCAAAATCTCATCCGACGCCAAAAGCCCGGCGAGAAAAGCCACGGTGCTGTTGCCGGTGCGGACGCCGAACTCCGTGATGTAGGTGCACTGGGTGGCGAGGTAGTGCAGGAGCGGGAGGTGCTCGATGATATCGGCGTGGCCGGCGCCTTCGCCGCGGAGGCGGGCGTGGAAGAGTTCGCGGAGGGTAGACATGGGGGCGGTTGGTTTTTACGAAGTCGCAGCTTGGATTTCGGCGAGGATTTTGAGGAAGTATGGCGAGCACGCCGCGCCGTAGCTTTGCGGCGTCTCCTTGAGCAGCTTCTCGGCTTCGGATTGGAAACTTTCCGGATCTTCGCGGTAGCGGCGTTCCCATTCGGTAAAGGCAGCGGCGATTTGTTTTTCGGTGGCGTTATTCATGGATATGCGGGCTTAGAACCAATTTTCAGACTTTTTCGGGAACAGGGAGCACGGGCCCGAGCGGGCCGACGGGGGCGATGCCGGCGGCGGCCTCCTGGGCGGTGAGGCGGCGGCAATCGAGCGGGTAATCGATTTCGCCGCGGTGCAGAAACACGGCCTGCCAATCGAGCCACACGTCGAAGCCGAGCTTGCGGGCCATGTAGCAGAACGACCAATCCTCGCTCATATCGCGGGGCGAGTGGGAGAACTCGGCGGGATCGTCGATCACGCCGTGGTGGAAGAGGTGATACTTCTGCTCCTTCGTGTGGTCGTCGACATACTGCACGCGCCAGTGCGGCCACGTGGGCGCGGCGGCGATCATGGCGGCGATGACGCTGCGGTGATAGAGCAGCGCACCCGTGCCGGCGCAGGCGACGCGCTGCAGGCTCGTGACGGGATCGACGGGCTCGCCGGGAATGGCGTTGAGGCACCAGCGCAGCGCGCGCTCCTTGATGGCGTAGAGGCCGGCCACAATCGGGAGGCGTTGCGAGACGAGGCGGAAAATATCCTCGGCGCGGAAATCGAGATCGCTGTCGAGCCAGAGCAGGTAATCGCACGAGGTGCCGAAGTAGAACGTGTGATTGTAATTATTGCGCGCGCGGGGGATGAGGCTATCGCCGGGCGGGGTGAGCACGGTGTAGCGGTGGCCCGCGGGATCGGGCGTGCGCTCGAAGGCGCGGAGCGAGTTCCAGAAACACAGCTTATGGCCGTCGTCGCACGGGGTGACGACCATGATGGAAAGCTGCTCGGGCAAGGCCGCGCGGAAGGCGGTGAGATCGGCGGGGGGCGTGGTGGGCATCGGGAAAAAAAGTGCCCGACCGGCGCGGAGTGAGCGCACCGATCGGGCGGGAAACCGGCCGGCGGTGATGCCGGGCGGAAAAACGGCGCGGCTCTCACTCAGCCGCGCCGGGATGAACTGGGAGCGAGCTTAGACGCGCTCTTTCTGACCGATCACGTCGACGATGACGGGAACGTTGGCATTGGTGCCGCTGACCTGAATCGGCACGCGGACGTAGCGGCCGAGCTCGCGCACATCGAAGCTCTTGAGCTGGGTGCCGACATTCGACGCATTCGCGGCGTTGACGACGGCCGTGAAGGCGCCGCTCGTGACCGCGGTGAACGTGGAATTGTCGGTCGACGACTCGATGTTCGCGACGTTGAGGTTGGCGGCGCCGAGGCCGGTCGTGATCTGGCCGACGGCCAGGACGAACGTGACGGGGCCCTTGTAGTCTTTGAGGTCGAGGACGGCGCCGTTGGCGTTGGCGTTGCCGGCCGATTGGAGCCGCGTGACGGTGGTGGCGGCGGCGAGGTTGGGAAGGAGGGACATGGTGGGGAGGCTTTAGGCGGTAGGCTTGAGGCGGTAGGCGGTGGAGACGGCGGCGGCTTACTGGGCGCCGGAATCGGTGGAGATGGCGAAGGACTTGCCGCGGCGGATGACGCAATCGACGAGGCGCTGGATCGTGATCTCGACGTTGCCCTCTTTCTTGTAGGTGTAGGGATCGACCACGACATCGCGGCCGGCCCACTCCATGAAGAGGACTTGCGCGAAATCGCCGAAGATCACCATGTTGGCGACCGGGGTGGCGGTCGTCAGGAGCTGGGTCGTCCAGTGCGCGGGGAAGACGCCGACGCGATCGTTGTCCCAGATCGGGACGCCGGTGTTGGTGAACTTGGCCGTGGCCATCGCCTTGACGGCCGAGGCGACCGCGGCGACGTAGGCCGGCGAGCCGGTGACGGCGTTGTTGGCCGCGACGCTCGAGAAGAACTCGAGGTATTTCGCCCAGGTGGGCGCGGCGCCGAAGGTGACGCTGGTGGAGCGGTCGCCGGTGGCGAGGTTGGCGATGCCGAGGGGCTCGGCGCCGCCGGTGCCGCGGAGCGCGACGCGATCGAGCTCGGTGGCGATCGACGCATCGGAATCGGCGATGACGAAGCTCTCGGCATCGAGCGAGGTCTGCGCGATGAACTGCTTGGAATACGGCACCGAGGTGCCGATGCGGCGCGGGCGCGAGATGATCTGGCCAAAGGTGGCCGAGGACTGCGTGAGGGCGACGCCCTCCGCCGACCAGTAGGCCGTGGCGCCGGTGATCTGGCGCGGGATCGACACATCGCCGACGAGGCCGGAGATCATGCGCGCGCCGGCTTTGACGACGACGGAGTTGTTGCGCAGGAACTCGACGAACTCGCTCGCGAGGAGATCCTCGCTGACGGTGTAGCCGCCATCGACGGGGCTGCCGGCGAGGAGCGTGCGGCGCGCGGCGCGGCGGTCGGCGGCGATCTCTTCCGGCAGGAAGAAACCGCGGGCTTGGCGGCCGAGCTTCTTGGTGAGCTCGTCGTGGCACTCTTTTTCCAGGCCTTCGACGGCGCGGCCTTCGGCGAGGGCGCGCACGGCGCTGAGGATGGAGTAGCGCTTCAGGTCGCGCTTGTTGAGGCCGACGCGAGACGCCTGCGGATCCTGCCGCACGGGAGCAAACTCCTGCTTGGTGCCGAGGATATCGGTGAGGACGCAGCGCTGGAAGGCGCCGACATCGTCGCCGGTATCGAACATGCACTTTTCGGCAAGGCTGCGGATGGCTTCGGTGTGTTGCGGGTGGCGGGCGAGGAGGACTTTCGCGGATTCGCGGATTTCCTTTTGGCGGCTGAGGTGATCGACCGGCTTGGCGGCCGGAGCGGCGGGAGTTTCGACAGTGGCGGACATGGAAGGGAGGAGGCGGACGGGTTGGGTGGATGCCGCGACGGGCGCGGCGGGAGACTCCGGGGGGACACTGCGCCCGAAGCCGACGGAGGGATCGGCGCCGAGAGTCGTCAGGGTGATTTCGTAGGGCTGCCACTTTCGGAAACGGTAGACGGGAATCCCTTCCCGTTCGCCGTCGGCAACGGGTTCAGCGTTGCTTAGGTCGTAACCGACACTGGTATCCGTGAGGATTTCGTCCTCTACGTCCTGAAACTTTTCCTGAGCGAAAGCGGAGCGGCTGAACTTGACGCGAGCGCGGCCGCGGAGATCAGAGCCGAAAGAGAACGCGAGCGTAGTGCCGAGGTGTTCGCTGCGATCGTGGTTATAAAGCAGCGGCGCGCGTGACATGCGCGAGGTGTCGACGGTCGAATGGTCGAGCACCTCCCAGAATAGCCGGTTATCCCACGTGGAGCGAAGCACAGGCGTCTCACTGGAAAAACTGAGCTCGACGGTGCGGGCTTCCTTATCGACAGAGCCCTTGCTCAGGATCAGCGAGCGGTGAACGCAACCCGACCGCGCAAGCTGCGACGGGCTGACCAGGTCGCTAACGGAAACGGGCTTGGGATCGGCAGCGGCGGACATTTACCCGAGGGAGCGGGTGTCAACCCGCCGAAGGCGGGCGAGCTGAGGGCCCGGAGATCGGAAACCGGAGAGGGACCGAAGGGACGGAACCCGCCAGAGGCGGGTAAAGGGACGGAGCCCGCGGACGGGCTAGGGACCTAACCCGCCGGAGGCGGGTAAAGTGGCGGAGCCTACAGCCTAAAGCCTAGAGCCTACCGCGCCGCTAGGCGGCTTTCTGCGGCTGCTCTTCTTCGGGGTCGGGGCGACCGGGGACCGGCTCTTCGACGGTGAGATCGAGGCCGAGGTCTTCGGCAAGATCTTCGTCGGCGACGTTGTCGGCGAAGACATCTTCGATGTCGCCGCCGGCTTCGTCGATGATCTGGCGGCGCGAGCTGAGGCGGAGCGCGATGGCACCCTTGGCGGCTTCGACTTCCTTGAGCGGATCGATCCACGACCAGCGGCGCGACTTGAAGCGGGGGCGGTTGAACTTCGCGAACTTGGCGAGCGGGAGCGCAATCGCACCGGAGAGCAGTGCCTGCTCCAACCAATCGGCAAACACGCGCTCGAAAAAGTGCGACTCGAAAAAGAACTGGTGCATCTTCCACGTCTCGCGCTCGTCGAGCAGGCCGACGCGGGCGCTGGAGTAGTTCACCGATTCGAGATCGTTGCCGAGCGTAGTGTAGCTGGTGCCGAGGGAGGTGGCGACGCCGCGGAGCATGGCCTTCCGAAACTCGGATGTCTCGATGTTGGGATACTCGGGATTCCACGTGGAGACATCCCAGCCCTGCGGGAGCTGCTCGAATTGGCCGGGCTCGGCGGCCATGACGGCGCGGCCTTCGCCATCGGTCTCGCCGCTCCACTCGCTGTTGCCGGTGGTCTTGAAGAAGCCGGCCTTCGATGCGCCGAGGCGCGCGGCGATGACGGCGGCCTCCTCGAAGGCGCCGAGCTGGCGCAGGCGCGTGATGGCGGAGACGGCCCACGGGAGGCCGAGCGTCTGCTCCGGGCGCTCGAGCACGCAGACGTGATAGACCTCGGAAGCGGGCACGCGGAGGGAGCGGCCGGGGGCGCCGAAGTGATCGCCGGGGTGGCGCGCGAAGAGGTGGTAGGCGATGGGCTCGCCCTCGCCGGAGAACTCGATGCCGAAGCGAATCTCGGAGCCATCGGAGCGCGGGCCGGCGAACTTGGTGAGGTCGAGGTGATCGACCTCCCAGAGCTGAAGGCGGAAGCCGAAGCGGTTGCGCGCGGCGGGGCCGGTGATCTTGCGAACGAGGAAATTGCCGTCGCGCGGGACGGCGCGCACGGCCTGCAACTTCACATCATGCCAGGTGCGGCGGCGATCGGTGGTGCAGGTGCCGAGCTGGCACCACTCGCGCCACGCTTCTTGGATCAGGCGGCTGGCGAGGCGGTCGGGCTGGAAGACGGGCTCTTTCTTTGGAGGGAAAACCCACTCGCCGCAGGCCATGCGGAGATCGGCGCGCGCGGCGCCGACGATGTTGTCTTCGCAGTCGCGGAGGTAGCCGCGCTGGTAATCGTTGTTGCGCTCAAGATCGCGCGAGCGGTCGAGCAGGCGGCGGAAGGAGCCGCGGATCTCGGCATCGGACGAGGTGGCGGAGGCGATCCAGTCGGAGTAGAGGCGGCCCATCTGCGCGCCGTGAAAGCCGCGGGTGCGCGCCGGGGAGCGGAAGCCGGAAACGGCGGCGACGGCAGCCGAGCGGAGCCGGGAAACGAAGGAGGGCATCGCGGCTCAGCAGGCGGCGCCGAAGCGCACCGAGACCGTGTGCGAGAGCGGCAGCCAGTTGGCGGGGTCGACCTGCGCGAGCGCGGCGCGGAGGATGCGGCTCTTTTCGGCGGAACCGAGGCCGGCGCCCCACGTGAACGATTGGCCGTTGATCGATGCGGCGGTGAGCGACTCGGAAAACGGGGCTGCCTGGTAGGCGGTCCACAGCGTCTCGACCTGGGCTTTGGTGAAGCCGGCGAGGGGGCCGGAGAGCACACGGGAAGGGGATGCGGAGCCGCTTGACATCACCGAGGGGCGGGGTGTCAAGGGGGCTAGCTGGGCGGGGGGAGAAAGGGACGGAAGGGACCTGAAGGGACGGAAGGACTGGAGCGGGAACCATTTTGGTGACGGCAACAAAATGGTGGAGGCGGCCCGACAGTATCACCAGCGGCTGGCCCATGCGCTGCGGCGCGGCATGCGGAGCGGGCGCACGGGGGCGGAGGCGGCGGCAGGGGCGGCGGTGATGAGTTTGTAGGTGTTTGGCTTGGCGGGTTCGGGCGACGGCGGCGGAGAAGGGACTGAAGGGACGGAACCCGCCGGAGGCGGGTGAAGGGACGGAAGGGGGGGCGTTATCTTGCCGGTGGCGGGGTCGAACTCGGCGGCGGGCGTTTCAGGCGCGGGCGGCGGAGGGGGCTCGGGCGGAGGAGCCACAGCAGTTCGCGGAGCGTCAGGCGAATCGGACGAGGGAGGTGCGGCGGGAGCGTCGTCGGTTGGGGCAGCGGTGGGCGTGGCATTGGCGGGAAGCTCGAGTTGGGAGACGGCAGCGGTGATCTTGCTCTCGATGCGGTCGAAATCGGGATCGAGGAGGTGGAGGGCGGCGCGGTTGTAGCAGCGGATGTCGAGGGCTTCGTTGCGGCGGCCGGAGGGTTTCACGAACTTCACGACCATGCGGCCGGCGATCCAGCGTTTGACGAGTTTCTCGGCGGTGAGCTGGCGGAAGTATTCGATGTCGTATCCAAGGCGTGGAGACGCGGGGAAGTGCATCGCGCCGGGGCCGGGCTCGGTGAGGCGGAGGCGGGAGTAAATTTCACACTTGGCGGTGACGGTGCCGATGTGGTGGAGGTGAACTTGTTTTACGCCGGACTTGGCGGGGCGGGAAACGAGCGGGGCGCCGTAGCCCTCGGTGCCGCCCTTGATGGCGTAGACGCGGCGGGGCTGGCAGCGGCGCACCCAGGCGTAAACTTCCTCGGTTTCGTGGCCGGTATCCCAGCAGATGGCGGCCGGCTGCAGCTCCATGTAACCGCCGATGCCGACGGGGAGCAGCCACGACTGCAGGAGCTGGCGATCGACCTCGGCGAAGGTCTCCTGCCAGGAGCCGCGCTTCTCCACGATGCCGTAGCGGATGCCCCACGATTCGAGGCCGGCGCCCCAGCCGACGATCTCGAACTCGCAGCGCGCAGGGCTGGCCTGCACGTCGACGGCGGCGGTAAGCGTGCGTATCTCCTCCGGCAATACAGGGCGGCCGGCGAGCGTGGCGGCGGTGTCGGAAAGGTAATCGCGGCGGCGGTCGAACAGCACCTTGGCCTCGACGGTCTCGCCGGATTCCTCGTGCACCTCGCCTAGCTCGGAGTTGGTGAAGTTCTGCCGCTTGCTCGGATCCTTGCCGGCCAGCAGGTGGCGCACGGCGATGGCGGCGTAAGTGCGATTGGGGTGGAGGACGTTGAAGCAGGAGCGGAAGTAACTGCGGCAGGTGGGATCGGCGACGATCTCGTAGTCGGCGCGGCGGGCATCGGCCTCCTCCTTGGGGTCGGGGAGCCACTCGCCGGCGTGGAGCATGTCGCGGCGGTGGTTTTCCCAAATCTCGCCGGCGCAGTGCGGGCAGCGGTAGTGCGCGGTGCGGGCGACGCGGTCGAGGTCCCAGGTGCCGTTGGCGTGCTTGGCGGACTGATCCCAGACGAGCGTGGTGCCGTCGGTGGTGAAGCGGTGCGTGAACGTGCCGGAGCAGTGCGGGCAAGGGACGTAGTAGCGGCGGCAATCGCCGACGAGCGCGGCCTGCCAGATGGTGCCCCACGGGACGGTGGGCGTGGAGGCGTCTATGTGGTTGTAGTGCGTGAACTGGCCGGTGCGTTGCTGGAGGAGCTCGCGCGTGCCGGCTTCGTTGCGGAGGTGCTGGGGGAACTTGTCGGTCTCGTCGCCGATGACGCGGCGGTAGGGCCACGAGGCGAGGTTGCCGGGGGAATTGCTGCCGGCGAAACGGAGCGTGCAGGTGGTGAAACCCAGCTCGAGCGTCTTGTAGTGGTCGGGGTTGGACACCTTGAGGGCGGCGAGCCACGGCGTGTTCTCCACGATGAGCTGGAAACGTTTGGCAGAGAAGGCGCGCGCGAGCGGCTCGGTGGGCAGCACGTGGCCGAGCGGTCCGTGATCGACGGCGATGGTGTAGGCCGCGACGCCGATGAGGATGGTGGTCTTGAAGGACTGCGTGGGCCCGACGATCACGGTGCGGCGAATGGTGGGCGAAACGGCGCTGCGCAGGATCTCGCGGATGTCGGGGCAGTTGTCGGTGGAGAACGGGCCGCGGTAAGGGTCGTCTTTGTCGACGAGCATCAGCGGCGGCACGCGGTGGCCGTCGAGGTCGAGCGTGCGGCCCTCAAGAAAATCCACGATGTCGGGCAACCGGCGCGGCGTGAGCAACCGCACCGCGAGCGCATCGAGACGGGAGCGGGCATCGACGATCATGCGTGCGCGGGCGACGGCGGCGGCGGCACAGGATCGAGCGCGCCGGAAATCTGGCGGAGCAGCGGCTCCAGCTCAGCCGCGATGGCGGCCTCGGCGGCGGCCGGCGCGGAGGGGTTGGCCTTGGCCGCGACGAGCGCGGGGAAGCTGCGGAGCCGGGCCGCGAGCGGCGAAAGGCGCGCATCGAGGACGTTGACGAGGTGCTCAACGGGCGCGACCTCGCCGGCGGCCCGCTGGTGGCGCTCCCACGCGGTGGCGGCCGCGAGGGCGTTGGCGCCGGCCTGATTGTAGGAGCGGAAGAGGCCGGGGAGCACGGCGTAATCCTCGTCGCGCTTTGATGCGAGGGCCTTCTTGAGCGCGGCATCGATAAGCGCATACATGCGCTGCTCCGTCTCGCGCATGCGGGCGAGCGTGCCCGCCGGATCATCCGGCGCCGTCGCGAGCGCACCGCCTGGGCGCTTCAGCGTGAGTGAACGCGCGGTGGCCGTGACGGAAGCCGAGGCGGACTTGTGGCCCAAGCCCTCCGCCGCATGCGCCACGCGCCATGCCGTGGCCGCTTCCAGCGAGTCGAGCGGCATCCCGCGCGCAACCCACTTGGAGACGGTGCCTTTGGAAACCTTGAGCGCAGCGGCGATCTCACACTGCTTCATGTTTCCCAGTTTCCTAGTTTCCAAAAAGTTTACTTTCGCGGATTGACTGCGACTCGTGCACCCTAAGCTGGGACTCTCAGGAGGGACCCGTGACCGGGGTGCCGGCGACAGCGCGCAGGTGATCGATAGCCTTGGCCGTGGTGGACATCCACCGCAGCGTTTGAGCCGCTTGCTCGGCGTTGTAGCTCTCAATTTCCACCCAGTGAATGGCGAACCAACTGTCGGCGGCGCTGATTTGGCGGGGGATGACCAGCTCAAGCGCCGGCTCCTCCTCGTCCGCGATAGCTGTTTGCTTGGCTGCGCGGATCTGCGCGGCAAGCTCGCTGCGCGACCACGGCACACCGGCCGTGCCTGTCGCTGCCTTGGCGAGCCATGTCTTGGCGCTCAGCAAGCTCAGCCCAGCCATCCAGCAGACGCTGTGATGGCTATAGGTAAGGCTGTTAGACCGGTCTAACAACGGAAAGAAGTTAGCTACACAGAGATATTCCAGCAGCGTGCTTGCCTTTAGGGATTCGCATACCTCGGCGTATTCGCGCACAGCCTGCCGCATCCGGCCTGCGCGTTCGTCAGGCAACTCGTGCGCGATGCGCTTGGCTTTCGCTTCGGCTGCCAGTGTGCGATCGATGTGCATGCACAAGAAATCACCCCAGATCCACGGGCTGCTTTTCTCCCACGCTTGGAGCATTTGCCCGCAGTGCTTGAGCTCGGCATCTGTTGGCGTTGCCACCCACTCGATGCCGTTTGCCGTGATGCGCCCGCTTGGGGTGCCGATGCTGTTCGCCAGTGCCGCCAATGCCGTCGTGTTCATGCCGCCTTTCTTCCGTTGGTTTCTTGGTAAACGAAGCACGCCGCCTCGCTTTTGTTGAATTGGTTCTCAGGCAGATCGTGCGCCTGCTGGAGCGCCCGCATGCGCATCGCCACCGCTTGCGGTGAGAGCGCATACGCCTCGGCGATTCGCCGCAGCGAGCCCACGTCTTCATCGCCCAGCGCAGCCAGACACACCCACGCATTTAGCCGCGGCCGCTGCTCCTTCGGATCCACGATCCCCCGCAGCATCTCGATCATCACCCGCACAAACCGCCCAGCGTCTTCCTTCGGTTTCGCTCTTTCAGCCTCGCCACCCACCGCTGCCGCCACCGCCGCGCGATCCGCGCCCTCGATCACGCTCCACACCGCCGACACCGCCGCCGCCGCCTGCCGAGCACTGAAGCCCTGAGCCCTCAGTTTTTCCGCCGCCTGATCCTGCAGCCAACCCGCGCCGCCCTCCTCATCGCCCGGCGCAGACGAAGCCGCAGCTTTATGAGCTCTCCCGCTCATGCGGCCCACCTGCGCATCGAAAATTGATTCAGCCATTGCACACCCCTGCACCGTTGCAGCGTGTCAACCTCGCGACGTATCCGCTCAACCCCTACCCGCCACCCCGCTTTTCGGGTTACTGCCAAAACTACTGCCAACTTCGCACGCTGTTGATTGTCGGCACCAGTCCGGCAAAAAGGGGGACGGGTTACTGCCAAACCCCTTA